TTACTTCCATGCGAGTTCCAATGTGCAAAGAATGATGCGAGCAAGGCGTCGGCGGAGCGGTGTCGTGATACGGGTGGCGATAGCTGGGCCGTACTGGCAATAGAGGCGGATCGTGCGGTCGCTGGCACCGCGCAGCATCGCGCGGCGGTAGAGCGTCCAGCGCGAGGTCGCTGTACCGAAGGCGGCACGGGCGACCCAGCAGCAAGCCGCCGCCATAGCCGCTCCACCTACAGCCGCTCCAGCTCCGCCGATGATGGATCCCGTCATCGCACTATTACCTGCGGCCTTCGATGCATCACTTTGTAACCTTGCACCTTGCAATGCAGCATTGTTGTTCATGTAGGAGTTGTAGATGCTCGCCTGCATGTTCGTGTTCGTGTTGTAGAGGTCGCTGCCGTACTGCATGTTGGAGTTGTAGGCTTGCCCGACCATGTTGGCAGCTATGCCTTGCGTGGCGATAGGCAAATTGCTTCCCATCGCCCTGGTGAGCGGGTCTAGGCCGACATTGGCTTGGCCTAGAGCCAAGGAGTTGCCCATCTGATTCTGCGCTATACCGGCTTGCTGGCCGTAGAGGCTTGAGAGCATGCCTTGCTGGCCTTGGAATTGGCTGAAGTTCTGGCTGGCGACGCCTTGGAGGAAGTTTTGATTGGCGTAGTTGGCGTTGTAGTTTGCCGATTGGTTGGCGCTCTGGGCGGCGAGGTTTTGGCTGCTGTTGTATTGCGCGGCGTTGAGGTTGGCCTGTTGGTTGGCAAGCCCTGCCTGCTGGGCGTAGCCTGCGTTGGCCATGGCGGATTGCTGGGAGGCTTCGTAGGAGGTGGCGTTGGCCTGCTGCTGGAGTTGCGCGTTGGTGAGGCCGAGTTGGAGGCCGGTCTGCTGGTTGGCGAGCGAGGCTTGGAGTCCACCTTGTTGTTGGAACTCAGCGGCGCGGGCGTTGGCGGATTGGTTGAGCTGGCCTGCCTGGAGCCCTGCGGATTGGTTGGCGAGGGCGGCTTGTTGCTGGAATTGCGCGTTGGTTTGGCCGAGTTGGAGGGCGGTCGATTGGTTGGCGAGGCCAGCCTGCTGGGCGAACTGGGCGTTTTGGAGGCTGGTCGCCTGCCGGTTCGCGGCGTTGAATTGGTTGGTCGCCAGGGCGGCCTGTTGGTTGGCGAGTCCGGCTTGCTGGGCGTAGCCTGCGTTGGCGAGGCCGAGCTGGAGGCCTGAAGATTGGTTGGCGAGATCGGCGCGGAGGTAGGCGTCTTGGTTAGCGAGTCCCGCCTGCTGCCGATTTTGAAGATTTGCGAGCGCTATGGCCTGTTGGCTCGATGCGTTAAATTGGTTGGTGGCGAGACCGGATTGCTGGTTGGCAAGGGCGGCTTGCTGCTGGAGCTGGGCATCCTGCGAGCCTGCGCGGAAGCCGAAATCTTGGTTTGAGAGTCCGGCCTGCTGGGCGTAACCGGCCTCGGCGAGGACGCGTTGCTGGGCGTTTTGGTTGGTGGTGAGCCCAGCTTGCTGGTTGAGCTGGGCTTGCTGGAGGGATCGGTTGGCGGCGACGGATTGGTTGGCGAGCCCTGCTTGGAGTGAGCGGCCGACATTGCTCTCTTGGCGGCCCATGTAGGCTTGGTTGGCGGCTTGCTGGAGACCCGTGCCTTGGTTCAGCACATTGCCTGCGAAGGTGCGGCGTTCGTTTTCCCTGGCAGTAGCGAAGCGGTCGCGGTTGAGGAGCTCGGCGGCCATGGCGGATTGGCCGAGGCCGAGTCCACGGGCGGAGGATGCGGCGCGGGAGGATTGGATTGCGTCGCGGCTTTGCTCGGCGGAGAGGGACCGGCCGAGGGAGAGGTCGTTGCTGGCTTGGTCGCGGAGTTGCCCGTAGAGTCCATTGCCTCGGGCTTCGTCCATGAGTGCTCGCTCGGCTCCGCTGGCGCGGATGTCGCGGGATGTGACATCCTGCGTGCGCCGTATGCGGGCGGCTTGCATGGGGTCCACGCCGCCGACTTGCACGCCGCCGACTCGCTCGAGTCCGCCTACGCTGGCACCTTGCACATCAGCGACCCCTGTCATTTGCGCTGCGGTGCCTTGAGCGGCACGGGCGCGCTGGGCTTGCACATCGGCGGGGCCGTAGGCCTGGGCCCCTTGCACATCGGCGACTTGGCGCATACGGGCTGCGTTGGCACTGGCGGCTTGCATGTCGCCGACTGGGCCGACTTGAGCGCCGGAGACGGATTGGGAAGAAACTTGGTCGGGGCGGTAGCCTGCGGGGCCTTGGACGTCGGAGGGGCCATTGGCCTGCGCGGCTTGCATGCGGCCCACATCGGCCACTCGGGCCCCTTGCGCTTGGTCGGCGGAGACTGATTGAGAAGAAAGTTGGTCGGGGCGGTAGAGTTGGCCGAGGGCCATCTCGTTGAGCCGGGCTTGGGCGGGGTCGTTGTAGGCCGCTACGCGGTCGGCAGTCTGGCCGACTTGGTTGTAGCTCTGGCCGAGTTGGGTGGCCGAGGTTCCGGCGTCGCGGATGTTTTGGTTCGCTGCGGCTGTGTAGGTGCTGTCAGCCAGTTTTTGAGCTATAACTCCTGTCTTCTCAATCGCTTGATCGCCGAGCCTGTCTGCCGTATCTACGGTCGCGTTGGATTGAGCATTAGCGTTGGCTTGAGCGAAGCTCGATAAGGATCCCATCTCCTCGGCGAGACTGCGTTGCCCTGGCGCAGGCGGGGCGCTCATGCCGCCACCGCCGGACATGGCGTTGCCGCCCATGTTGTTGTCGGACATGGCGGCACTCATAGCTTGGCTCATAGCTGGGGCTGCGCTCATCGCGCCACCGCCGGACATGGCGTTGGACATAGCGTTGCTCATCGCCGCAGGCGCTGCGCTCATGGCGTTGCTCATTGCTGCTGGGGCGTTGCTCATTGCTCCACCACCGCCACCACCACCTCCACCGTTGCTCATGTTCATTGGCATAGTATTTAGTCTTTCTGGAAGTTGGCGGCGTTTTCGTCGCCGTAGTGGAGGGTGATTTCCTCACCGGCCTGGATGGCGCGGGTGGAGTAGTGCCGCATGACCTCGTTTAATTTGTCGATTTGGTGGTCTGCGTTGGGGGTGGTTGCGTGGTTGTAGAGTCCGGCGAGGCCGAGGCCGACGATGCTCCAGGCGTCGTCAAAGTAGTAGGTGTAGGGCTCGCAGGCGGGGGCTTTTTTGATCTCGCGTTTGTCGAGGTAGAAAAAGGGTGACTCCTCAAGGAGTTCGTGAGCGGCAATAGGCTCGACCGCAAAGACTCCCCAGCGATGCACAGGGCTCCGCCGCACCGCGAGCTTCGGACTGCGGTAGAGGTCTTGCTTGAGCATGGAGGGGGCGGAGGTCATCGGGCTTCGAGGGCGGCGACGCGGGCGGCGAGTTCTTGGATCGCCTTGAGCATCGGCGCGATGAGTTCTTCATAGCCAATAGAGAGTACGTCGTCTCCCCCCTTGATCGAGTGATCCTGGTATCCCCCAAAGTCGAGTCCTTTAGAGTCCAAAACGGATTTCACTTCTTGAGCGATAAGGCCGTGGTGATACCGCCCACGCTTCTTTGACCCATCGCGGGTGATGTTTGCAAGTTTCACATCTTCCAGCCATTTTGCTTTTGCTGTCTGGTAAGCTACTTTTGCTTCTTGGCTTGCATCTTGGTCGGGAGCTTGGGGTGCTTCCGACCGGTAATCCTCACGCATATCCCATTTAAAATCCACCGGACGAAGCGCATTTACAAAGTCCAGCCCAAGAGTCGTATCGCGGATGTCGGCTTTATCTCGGACGTCGGACCGGTCTTGCACCGCTCCGTAGGCGTAAGTGGTCGCAGTGGATTTTCCAAGCTGGACTTGATTTGATCCAGTGACTTGCGCGTAGTGACCGACCCCAGAGCAATTAGTAAAATTATTCCCAACCTCGAGGGCCTGCGCTCCAATAGCTGTGTTTGTATTTCCTGTTGTGTTATTTACGAGCGCATTTCCACCTATGGCAGTGTTATAACCACCCGTGATGTTTGCTGATAATGAATGTGAGCCAACCGCCGTATTGTTACTTCCACTGGTGTTTACAAATAATGAACTATACCCAACCGCCGTATTGGTAAATTGGCTACCGCCGCCCATTCCTACGGTGACCCCGTTGATTTTGCCTGCCGAGAAGTCCCCACTGGCATCCCTAGCCACGATGGCGTTTGCCGTATTTGCGGATGTCGCCGTGGTGCGGGCGTTGGCAAGCGTGCCTTGCACCGCAGCGGCAAGCACCTTTCCTGCCGTGCTGATCTGCGCGAGCTTAGAGTCGGCGATGGCGGCGGTGTTGGAGATGTCGGCGTTGACGATGTTAGTGACGGTGCCGGAGTCCACCAGAGAGTGGAGCGTTGCGGGAGTGACGAGTTCGCCGTTGGTGAATGTTTTGCCTTTAGTAAGAGTTGCCATGGTTAATTGAGGGTGCGGGTTTCGGTGGAGTCGGAGCCAGATCGGGTCGCCTCGGCGCTGATTTGGCGGAGGATGGGTCGCCCGCTTTGAGTGCGGAACCGGAGGTCTAGCCCAGTAGCCTTGCAGCGCAGCGGGGCCTTGAGCGTGTAGTCCTCGGTCTCGCCTGTGGCGTTATCGAGCGATGCGATTTGAAATTCGTTGTCGTAGTCGGTCGTCAAGGCATCCAGCGTGCAGGACGACTCGTCAGGCAGCAGCACGCTAGCCTTGGCGCGGGTGAGGCGCTTGGCGTTGAGGCTGCCCCACCCGTAGCGGCGGGTGATGAGTTCGGAGAGGATTTCGGTGTAGAGGTCTTCGTCGTTTTCAAAAGGCACATCGTCCCCGTACTCATTCTCATCAAGCAGAAAAAGCGCCCCCGTGCGGGCGGCAGTGAATAGTCGGCGTTGGCTCTCGTAGCCAGCAACGAGGAGTTCGTTGAGCGAGATCGAGTACGTGTCGCGGCTCTCCCACGCTGAGTTGAGAGCGTTCCAAATAAAAAGGGTATTATTTGCCTCCGCCGTATCGCCTATAGGCACAGCCAGGTAGTACCGGTTATTCCACCACCGGCCTACGGCAAGGTGCGCGTAGTCGGTATTGATCTCGTCGAGCTGGTCGGCTATCGCGTCAGAGAGTGGCTGGGTATTAGCACGGAGCTTAAGGTCGAGCTGGGTATCGAGCCGGTAAACTCCGGCGTCCGAAAGAAAGAACACAAATTGCCCCGCCGTCACCACCGAGCGGCGAGCCACGCAGCCGATCTCGTCGGTGAGCAGAGTGAGACGAGAAACGGCAGAGTCCACCGTGAAGTTGTCGCCCGTCGCATTACTCGTATCCGTCAGGTTCGCGAGCCAGATCGAGTTGCGCATGAAGACCAGCGCCTGTCCCTCCACCCACGGATGGATCGCAACTAGGTAGTCGTTCGAGCCTTGGTTGGCGCGGAAGGATTGGAAGAAGGGATCGTAGAGGTCGGGGTCCAGCACATCAGATATCGCCACCGTATCGCGGCCATCTGGGATCCAGAGTCGGTTGCCGATGTAGGCCGCCCACCCGCACGACCGCAAGCGCTTGTAGGTGACGCCCTCCGCAGGCACTCCCGCCTCGGCGCGGAGCAACTCCATCGTCGTGCCGTCCCACCACAGCGGCGGCTTCACGCGCCGTATGGAGATGCCAGCGACGATGTCGCTCGCCGTGCCAGACGGCACCGCGATGGTGAAAGAATTTGTCGTCGCCGAGAGGATGTCGAACTCATGTCCAGCAAACGCCGCGACATTCCCCTCCTCGATCCGCACACGTTGGCCGACCACATAGCCATGCGCGGTCACATTTATAGTCGCCGTAGTGCCAGACACCGCGATGCCGCTCGCCGTCGTGTATTGCCACCCCCACCCAGGCAACGAAGCATCCGCCTCGCGCAGTAGGTAAAATCTGTTGAATGCTTGGATGCAGGATACGTCGTCTGTAAAATCTAGTATCTCATCCGCTGCCGTGTCGTTTTTGGGATAAAAGATTTCTTCAATAACCTCATCTTGCCGGTAAAGAAAGGCAGAGAACGTCCCGCACAGGACGATGTATTCATTTGCATCGTTGTAGTTCGGCGATGAAAAAACGCCGCTCGATAAGATCCCTCCGCTGTAAACCGTGCGAACGATTGCTTTGGCATTGAGCGCAAACGGAAAAGTGAGCGGTTGCGCTTCATTAGCGATCCCATCGCCCAGGCGCTTCGCGCCCTTGCGCGTCTGTGCCACACCTCGGTCCAACCGCATATTTTCGGAGTACTGCACCATGCCAGGCGGGAGCTGGAGCGGGTTCAGCCGCGACGCCATGCCGAGGAATCCGGCATCTCCTTCGGTGATTGTTTGGTCGTCGGGCATCTAGTTGTAAGTATGCGGGAGCGTGTCAAGCCCCTCGCGGGTGGATGCGGATAAAATTTCGCGCGATGGATTTTGGTCGCGTCTTGCGCCAGACCCCATCGCCCGTCGCGCTATCGCGATCCCCTCGCCCATTCGTGTTGCCCTCAATCGTGATGAGCTTGTCGTCCGCATCGAACTCCACGATGCCGACATGAGAAAAATCAAAGACCACTATATCGCCAGGGTGCGCCTGCGCCGTATCGGGGTGGATGGATACCGTCTTCGGGCGATCCTTGGCCCAGTTGAGAAAGCCATACGCCAGCGCCGTCTTCGGCCGCCATTGATCCGGCGTCGAGACTTGCAGCCCCAGCCAACCCGCCACACCAGGCTCCGCCAACCACTTCGAGATGCACCAGTCCACAAAGGCCGCGCACCAAGGCCAATCGTCGGGCGCAAGATTCGTCGCCCGTTGGAAAGTGCGAATCGCGTTGCCGCAATTATTCCCGCCCTCCTCGCGAGTCCCGATCTGCCTCGCCGCTACGGCAACGAGTCGGTCAATCATTTGCTGGATGTCGGTATCGGTAGCTCATAGCACAGGGTTCCGTAGTCGGTACGCAGGCACACAGAAGGGTTGCCGTAGCCCCCCGCGCACCCGCTTAGAAGCAGGGTCAGGAAGCCAGCGAAGACCGACAAGATAATGAGGAGAGCGTTAGATTTTGGGCTCACGGCGGAAGACCTCGATGAGTCCCAGCACCGCGATCACGGCGCTAGAGATGGCGTTGAGTTGCGCGGGGTCGATGGCGTAACCGCAGAGTCCTGCGAGTATCGCCAGACCGCGAAAAGTAGACGGTTCCTTGAGGCGTTGGAGTAGTGTGTTCATGGGGGTTGGGGAGTTTTAAGGTTAAAGTTTTAAGTTTTAAGTTTCATTCCTTTGGCGGCACGTCCCACTTTCGGACGATGACGATAAAGGACGCGATACCCACCGCGCAGCCGATGATGAGCGAGGAGACGCGAAGCCACGCTTCGATCTCCGGCAACATCGACACCGTGATCCCGCTCGCCGTAGCGACGAGGCCTGTCAGGGTTGCGTTGAAGTGTTGGTGGTCCATATTAGCTCAGAGCGGCGGCGAGTTGGGCTCCGGTGGTTGCAACCGTGCTGCACTGCGCGAGGCGGGTTGTTTCGAGGAGGTCCGTTTTAGCTTTTATGGCCGTTACATCACTGTTTGCTGGCGCGGTGTAGGCGCTGCCTGCGAGGCGCGTGCTGGTGGCGACATCCACTCGGGCGAGCTCGGTGGCGAGCTCCGTGCGGACTGCGCTGGCGTTAGCCGCTGCCGTTGGCGCTGTGCTCGGGGCTGTGTAGGCGGAAGTGGCGAGGCGTGTGCTCACGGCGGCGTCTACTCGGGCCAACTCCGTTGCCAGCTCCGTGCGGACCTGTGTGGCGATGGCGGCGGCGGTTGGCACGGTTGGTGCGTTGGTCAGTGTCGTGACCGTGGCAAGCGTGCCGGATGGCGCGAGGCGGCTGGATATGTCGGCGTCAATGCGGGCCAACTCCACGGCTAACTCGGCGCGGATCGCGGCGGCGGTGAGGACTGCCGTGCCGGTGGTTGACCCTACGGGGACTCCGCTTGCCACACTTGACGCCGATGGAATATATGCCGATCCCGTCAAGGCGCCGCTTGCGTAGCTCACGCCGTTGCGGACATCGGTGGCCGCTGGCATTTGGCCTTGGGTTGCATCCACTAAAGTCTTTGAGCCTACGGTGTCGCAGTAGTTAAAAATCGCGACATTGCTGCTGGCTTTTTTGAGGCGGATGCCGCCACCGCTGGTGGGCGACATCCCGTTTGTGCCGTATTCGAGTTGTTCGATTTGCACAATGCCCGTCGAGGAATTTGTAATGCCCGGCGCGGCGCTGACGCCGGACGAACCGGGGCCAAATGAGCCGCCCACTGCGCGGGTTGCAAACACTGAGCCTGTGCTTGTATTAGCCACTCCAGCGCCTCCTCCTGTGGTCGTCGAGCCGATGGCTTGGCCGTTAATGGTCACAACACTTGTGCCTCCATTACCGACCGCTGGGGCGGTTGCTCCGTAGCAATTACCTATTATGGTAACGGTTCCGCCAAAGCTGTTGTATATGGCATAGCCTCCTACACCCCCACCCCCTGTGGCGTTGCCGGTGAAAATAAGCGTTGAACCCCCAGACGATAATGTAATAGCTCCGGTGGCTGTAGAACTTTTAACATCCCCCGTGGCGTTGCCGGTGAAATAAAGTGTGCCAGAACCTAGTATATTTATTGGTGAATTTCCACCGGATGTATTTACGGGGCTGATGACATTGCCGACGATGTAGGCGACATTCGTCGCACCCGCTGAAAATAATACCACCGTAGCCCCGCCCGTTGTGTTATTTTGCAGCACATTTGCGGTCAGAGTGACGCCAGCGGCAAGCGTAAATGTCCCGCCTGTCGTTGCCCCTCCGAGAGTGTCGTTGCGGACTTGTCCTGCCCCGCCGAGGTTGATGTCCACATTGATTGCAATGGCAAAAGAGTTTGAGACCAGCACATCGCCGGATGCAAATGTGACGGCGGCGGCTGTCCCGCTGGGCGTGGTGGCCCAGACATCGGCGGCGTTGATGTTTCCCGCTTTACGCGCAAAATAGGTAGCCATGATTAAAGTCCTTTCGCTTGGATGTAGGCTTGCAGGGCGGCTTGGATCGAACCCACGGCCTGCTGTGTGGCTTCGTCGCTTCCTGCCAGTGATCCGAGAGCGATTCCGATGGCGGACTCGTCAGCGGTGATGACCTCGCCGTTTTCGAGGCGGGTCGGGACAAGGCGCATGGCGACATTGGCGTCCGAAGTACCATCGCCGTTATACTTGCCGGTAATGGCCAAGTTCAGCGAATATTTTGGGTATTGGACTCCTGCGATTTCGATGGGGTTGGTAGAGTTCATAGGGTGTTTGGTTTTTAGGTTAGGAGTAAGAAAGGGATGTGCGGTTGCTCCACGCGCCTGTGGCGGTTTGAGTCGCGGTGGCGTCGCCCGCCGCATTGGTCGTAATGCGGTAGATTGTCCAAGCTGTCGCGTTGTCCGGAGAGCCGGAGTTCGGGATGTCGCTTTCAGCCAGGCGGCCGATGTAAAGGTAGTTGCCGCTCACGGCGGCGGAAAATAAATAAGCCTCTGCCGCACCACCCGCTCCAAGCGAGAAGACCGTTCCGGCTGTATTTTTAGAATACAGGATGCGGTCGGCGAGGTTAATGGCCAACTCCCCCACAGCGAGTTGCTGTGCGGTCGGCACTCGGCCTGCGACGGAGGTCCGCTTGGTCAGTAAGGTGGGCATGGTTTAATATTTATGCATAAAAAAAGGGGCTCCGTAGCGGTGGCGCGGACGAGCCGCACCACCGCACGGAGGGGGAGGGTCTTAGAACGAGCCGCCGTCGATTTCTGCTTCGATGGCGTCGAGACGACCGTCGAGAGAATTTTCGGCTGCTGTGGCGCGTGAAATCTCGCTGTTCAGCGAGCTGGTCACTGCGGACACGGCTGCGGCACGATCCGTGATCTCGGTGGCGAGGTTAGCGGCGATGACGCCTTCTGCGGCGGTCGCACGCGAAATTTCGCTCGAGAGGTTCGATGTCAATGTGGAATCAGCACTGGTGCGAGCGGAGGTCTCGGTAGCGAGATTGGCTGCAACGGTGTTTACATTACCTTGGACCGTCGTGATCGCTGATGCGCGGTCGGTGATTTCTGTCGCGAGGTTCGCGGCGATGACACCTTCAGCGGCAGTCGCACGATTGACCTCTGAGGTCAATGCGCTCGATGCGCTGGCGGCGAGGGAGCTGATAGCACCATTGAGGGTGCTGTCTGCGCTCTGGAATGCGGTGACGACTTCTGTGAGGGAGTCGAGGGCTGCGCCGTCAACATTCGAGAGAACATTGTCGATGCGTGTTCCGAGGGCCGATTCCGCTGCTGTCGCACGGGAAGCCTCTGCTGAGACTGCCGATGCGCGTGAGCTGCTCTCGCTGGCGAGGGCTGCTGCGGTCGCGTAGTGGGCACCACCGACTGGCACGACTGCGGAGCCGTCGCCGATGTAGAGGATGCCGTCAACTTTGTTGTATGCTGGCTCGCCCGAAAGCAAGCTGGAGGGGGCTCCGGCTGCGCCGGTGAGCCTGCGTTTGATTCTTAGATTTGCCATATATTATTTAGGGGGGTTGTTGTATCTGCGGGGTTAATTCCTAAAACTCACCGCCGTCCGAATCGGCGACGATGGGCATGTAGGAAAGTGTGTCGGGGTCCCAACGGTGCGGGACATTGTTATCAGCCGAAAAGTAGATGCGGGCCACGACGCCCACTTGCGGAAAAGCAGCAAGCGTCTCAAAACGCTGCACGTCGTCGAAGTCGTCGGGGATCATCGCTCCGGAGATTTGTCCCGACGAGTCGAGCTGCGCGACCTGGGCGGTCGTGCTGACCATGTTTCCTGTGAGGGGGTCAAAGGAGATTTGCGACATTAGAAAGGAGGATACTGGATGAAGGACGTTTGAAGCTGGGCGTTGTCGGCAGCGGGAACGCCACCGAAATACGTCATCCGAATGCGGGCGACGGCGGTGTCGCCAAAGGAGTATTCGGTGTAGTCGGTGTTGTTCGTGGACCCCACTTTGAAGATTTGGAATTTGTCGTAGAGCGGAAGCGCAAAGCCTGTGGTGACTCGCAGAGCCCCATCTGGCGTGGCTTGCACGGGTTGCACTATGCCAGCGGAAGAGCGGGCGGCGATCTGGATTGTGGGATTACTCATATCGTTATTTTTATTATGGAGGAGTGTGTCAAGTGGGGGGTTAGTTGAATCGAGCAGTCCAAGTTCTGACCTCGCCCTTGCGCAGCCAGGCGTCGTCCATCGCCTTGAGCAAAAAGCCCTCGGCGCGTGCCGTCATATAGGTCGCCTTATTTTCTTGGCCTACCTCTTCGAGCAGCACGGATGCAAGGCCGGAGGTCTTGATGTAGTCGCCGAGGAAGAACGGGATCGACTGCTTATGCCAGTACAGCGTATTCGTCGGCGCATTGCCTTTCGTTGCGGTGATAGCGCGGTAGCAGTCGCCGGTCGGGGGATGGTAAACGAGGTCGCCAAAGACATAGCTCGACGAGGCATCGTAGGTCGCGATCGTCAGCTCCGGCACAGGCTCGCAGAATTTCACATACACCGTGCCGCCATGGTAGGCCGTGTCGGTGATGAGTATGCGGTCGGCCGAGACAGAGTGCTTCAGCTCATACGGGATCGACGTGTCGGGATTCGACGCATACACCGCCACCACATCGCCGATAGGCGTCTTGCCATCGGCAAAGAGAGGCACATACGGGATCTCGCTTGATGGCGAGTTCTGGCTGTCCTCGACATAGGTTGCCGTGAGTCGGTTATTCCAAGCCACATTGAGCGCCGTGTCGATATTCAGCGCAGCGCCCGCCGCATTCGTCGTGACCCGCTTGATGCGCCACACAGCCTGCTCAAACGTACTGCCCTCAAGCGCACGGCCAATGTAGGAGATCGTGCCTGCGTAGTCGCTCTCGTAGGTGTATCCGCCCTCCGCGAAACCCGCACCGAGCACGATGCGTTCCTCCGTGTGGTTGATCTCAGGCCAATCGAAAAACGTCCAAGCGTAGTTCACCGCCTCGGAAACGTAGTCCATCACCAACGCCCCACGATGGGCATTCTCCGGCAGCTCGGGGTTAAGCCCCGAGCGGGCGTTGATGCTATCAATGAGTTGCTGGAGACGGACCGTTTTCATCTTTTATTTTAGCGACCGAGGGCTGCTTTGTGCGAGCGATCCAAGACCGACGCAATGGGACTAGCCCCTGTGCGTTGCATTGCCGTGGATGGGAACAAGTCGCGGCGAGTACCCTGCAAGCGAGTCTGGCCCTGCTTCAATTCAATGATGTCGATCTCCTTCTGAAGCGCATCGGTGGCCAGTCCATCCATATATTGAGCCTTATCGAACTGCCCATCCTCGCGGAGAGCGTCTGCCGCAGTCGCAAATTTCACATACTCGGAAAGCACGCGAGGGAAGTCCGCCGAATTTGACGACGTGTTGAACATCGTCGGGCGAATCGTGAACTCAACATAGACCTCGTTAGGCGAGGCATTCGTGAATTGTGTTGGGCCGACGATAGCGCCGCCGTCCGTGACCCAGAAATTCACGCGCTCCGCATAGCGCACCACGCGAGGATCCTGCCGGTAAACGTGCATCACCTCGCCGACAGGAGTTGCAGCCGTCGTGCCAGATGCCGCCGTGAACGTCTGATCAAAATCAATCGAGCGCACGAAATCGGTAAGAGTCGCGGCCGAAGTCCATGTCGCCGTGACGGTCGGCAGCACGCCCGCAGCACCACTGCCTGTCTTGCGGTAGTATTGGTTGAGGTAAAATACCTCGTCACCGGCGATGTAAGTCGCAGCGGCATCGTAAGTCTTGCGGAACTGGCGCTTCTCGATAGCCGAAAGCTCGGGCCACTTGTAGGCCTCCCACGCAAAGCGCGTGCGAGTGTTGATGTATTCCGTCAGCGCCGAAGCGGTGGACGGCTGGATGGTCTGTGTCGGATCAAGCCCGATGCGGGCAGCGGCTCCGTCGAGGACGGATTGGAATGTGACTGATCTCATGATTTTTTATTGGGGGGTGGGTTGTTGTTGCTGGGGGGATTGTTGCTGCATTTGCTCGGCGACCTTTTGGAGTCCAGGCTGGGCGCCGACTCGGCCGATCTGGGCGTTCTGTTGTTGCTGTAACTGGAAGGAGAAAGACTCCATGCGGGCGGTGAGCATGGCGGCGAAGATTTGATCCTGCTGGAGGCGCTGCTGGATAGCTGGATTGCTCTGGATGATGTTTTGCAGAGTCTGCAAACGGAGTTGGAAGTTTTGGCCCTCGCTCTTGAGCGGTGGCTCGGCGCCGGCGGCGATCTTCGTAAATTGCACCTGCTCGTCGTCCATCTCCTGCTGGCTGGCGGCATCCGCATCGCGGACAAGCAGGCCGGCGAGATTCGGATCGATGGATCCGAAGAGGAATTTGACAAGACCTGCGCGGTCGATGACGCCTTCTGTATCAAGAGGGATGAGCTGGGTGAGCCCTTGCATTTTGATTTTAAGGGCCTCGGAGTCGAGGGTGCGGGCGTCGAAGTCGAGGCGCAAATCGTACTTACCCTGGATGTCTTGGCGGCTGGCGCGGAAAGGGGTGGGTAGGCCGCCGGCGACGCGGACGAATTGGATATCGTCGAGGTACTGCTGACAGAGCTGGAAGGTCTGGCCGAGGATGAGTGCCATGTCGGCGAGCCAAGTATCAACAAGATCCTGCTGGGCGAGGAGCGCCCGCTGCGGTGCCATGTCGGCACGGGGGATGCCGAAATACTCGTCAACGTCTCGCCGAGTCGCCGCCTCGATCTCAATCGTGCCCATGTCATTTGCAGGTGGGGCCATCCATTGGAATTCGCCTGGTCGGCGCTCGGGGAGTTGTTTTGCCGGCCCGAGGACGATGTCCATCTTCCCGCGATTTGCGGGAACTTTGAGCGGGGGCAGAATAGTGAGCGAGGCGCGGTCGCTACGGTAATCGCGCTGGACCTTGATCTCGCTCTGCTGAGTGGCGACGAGCTCTGGCACGCCTCGGGACTCGATGAGAGGGCGAGAGGTGCGCTCGAGCGGCAACTCAACAAAGGGGTAGTGGCCGTGCTCGTAGCCCATGGCCTCTGATTTGGCGACACGGTCCACGACGCTGGGCTGGATGTGGGTACACCAGACCTCCATGGCGCCGATCTGCTCGTTCCATTTTTTCTGGTAAACGCGCCAGACCTCGATCATATCCCGCTCGTCGGAGAGCAGGAGGGAGTCGGTGACGCGGTACATGTTCCGAGCGTTGCGTCGGTTGACGCCGGTGTGCTTGACGGCCTCCTCGATCCAGCGTGGGTCGTAGTCTTCGGTGATCTCTCGCTCGCGGAGCTCGTCCTCGCGGAGCAACTCGCGGCAGGCGATGAATGGCGCCCGCTGGAGGTCGTAGGTGGATGGTGGGAAAATGATGTCCTCCCAGGGCTCGTAGGCTTGCCAGTCGGGGAGGTTCTCGAAAATGTAGGGCGAGTCGTATTCAAAGGCTCCGGTCTCGCGGAGCTTGCGGACATTGGAAGTAGTCCCCTGCCCTGGCAGCAAGGCATCCATCTCGCGGGCGACGGCCTCTTCCTGCGTTGGGTCCAAGATGGCCTCGATGATGAGGGCGAGCTGTGGGTCGCCGGTCTCCATGTACTGCATCTGGAGGGACTCGAGGGTGAAAGTGATCTTCTCGTTGCGTGTGCTGCGGCGCCAGAAGACGCCCATGACGGCGAGGCCGTAGGTCTCGCGGATATTCGCGGCGAGCTCGATCTCACGCTTGGTCATGGCGGCGCAGTGAGAATTAAGGATCCACTGGATGACGGTCTCGACCTTGCGGCCGGCCATGATGTCGGTGGTCTCGGTCGGCATGACGGCGAGACGGGCGCGACCGAAGGAGTTTTTCATCAAGCGGACACGCTCGTTGACGATCATGTCGCTCAAGCGGATCTTGGCGTCGGAGGCGCCGTCCCACGGGAATGCTTGCTTGCCCAGATTTGCCGAGTACTTTCGGCCGGTCTCGTCTTGGCCCGCCCAGAGGCAGAACCTCTGGTTGTAGTTGAGATTCTTGCGCGTCCAGTAGGAGGCTGCGTCTGTCTCCGCTTGCTCGACGAGGCCGATGAGTTCTGAAATGGCGGAGGATTTCATTGGACGACGATCAGCGGTTTGGCGGTGGTGGTGACGACGGTGTGGGGGTTGCTCTTCTTGAATTCCTCGCGGAATCCTTTGTCCTTCCAGCAACCAGGGAGAAGGTTGTTCCAGTAGATGTAGGAATCGAAATCAATGGACATCGTGTGCTGGCCGATGCCATCCACGGTGCCTCTCGCCGCCTCGAGCCTGTCGCTGGCGGCCTTGATCCGCTGTTGGCGCATCTCGGCGGTGACCATGCTGGCGTGCCAACCGGTGCGGAGTTCTTCCGTAATCAATGGGGCAAGGTCTCCCAGATCAGATTCGAGTTCTACAGCGAGATCGGACATTTAAAAAAATTGGCCGCAATTTGGTGGGGCGCTCGTATGTCTAGGGGGAGAGAGCGCCCCACCACCTATGCGGGGAGGTTTTTATTTAAGCAGTCGGAGCGAACTTACCGAGTGCGAGTGGGCTCTTCACGCAGAGGGCGCAGATGGCGTCCACGATGCCGCGTGATCCACCGCCACGGTCTTCCAACTCTTGGTAGCGGGGCTTGCGGTTGTAGCGCAGCTCGACCATGTCCATGTCGAGCACATAGCCGCGTCCGTTTTGCACAGCGGCTGGATTCACGGTTGCGTCCTTTGCGAGGAACAACGATGGAATGAGCTCGAGTGTGCCGAAGTCGCCCTCGAAGATGTCAACCGTGGAGACGATTTTGTTCTCGTCTTTTTGGTTCAGCACGCGGATGGCGCTGGCGACATTCGTGGATGCGAATTGGGTGCGGGTGAATGAGGTGAACTGGCGCTTGAGCACTGGGCCACAAATGAGGCTGAATGTGTTCGATTTGCCGGTCTGCTCGTAGAGGCTCTGCAACATATC